GAAATCACGGATATTGAGTACTTCAAAAAGAAATTATATAGGTCGCTCAATGTACCCCCATCAAGAATGGATGGAGAGGGAGGATTCAACTTGGGAAGATCCTCAGAGATATTAAGAGATGAGTTAAAATTCACAAAATTTGTTGGTAGGTTAAGAAAAAGATTCTCAAGAATGTTTGATGATATGCTGAAAACTCAGTTATTATTGAAGAATGTAATCACTCCAGAAGACTGGGAAACGATGAGTGAACATATACAATATGACTTCTTATATGACAATCACTTCTCAGAATTAAAGGAAACAGAACTATTTAATGAGAGAGTAAATGTTGCTGCTACTGCAGAACCATATATTGGTAGATACTTCTCACAAGATTATGTAAGACGTAAGATACTTCGTCAAACAGATGAAGAGATTATTGAACAGGATAAACTTATGAAGCAGGAGATTGAGGATGGTATTATTGCCGATCCTATGGCTCCTGTAGATCCAGAAACAGGTATGCCGTTAGATGCTGCGGGAATGGATCTTGGAGCTCCAGTTATGGAACCTGATATGGAATCAGATGCACAAGCAACTGAATTACCAAAAGGTGGTGAAATATAATGGAAGTTAATGAAGACTCTGAAGGAAGATCTTTTATTAAAGCGGATTTTAATTTGAATGATATACGTCAAGTATATAATGCAATTAATTTTTACCTTCAAAATGGTAATCAAGAAGATGATGAGTATAAAAATTTGCTTAGAATAAAGACAGCTTTTTATTCAATGATGCTGGAAAGCAGCTTCCACAGTCAATAGTTTATAAATACTAATTGACTAATTTATAAAACAAACTATTATTACTATGCCTGATATGAATGATGTTCAAGCTGAACTGATGGATATGATTACTAAAAATGAGTCTCCTTCAGAAATCAGTGATAAGATTAAAGACATGCTGTTTTCAAAATCAGCAGAAAGAGTTGATGCATTTAAACCAAATGTAGCAAATAGTTTGTTTAATGATGATCAACCAGAAGAAGAGGATGAAGTAGAAGCAGAAACAGATACTGAAGTTGAAGCAGAAGCAGATACTGAAGTTGAAGATGAAGCTGCAGAACCTACTGCAAAACTTTTCTAAATAAGTAGTAAATGGACCTATTAGTATAATGGCACATAGACCAGTTGGAACGGGACAATCTTTTGCAACAGCAGGAGTCGCATATACGTCGTCTGCTTTTAATATTCAATCTAGTGTTTTGCGATTAGTAACTACAGATGCTCCAGCATTTGTTGCGATTGGAACTGATCCAATTGCCACTAACGCAGATTATTATATTCCCGCAAATACAGAAGCTACTCTTGGTTTAACTAAGGGATCAATTGCAATCGAGGATATATCTTCGACAAATCCTTGTGTCATAGATTGCCCAGAAGGTATGCAAATGCCTTTTACAGTTCAAGATCGTGTAAGTTTAGTTGATGTTAATGATAACGATTCTAATTGGACCACTTTAATCAGTCATGCTGAAGTTACTGCAGTTGATACTACTGCAGGATCTAGTGGATATTATGGCACTAGATTAACACTCGGTAATGTAAATACTAGTGGTATTTCTACTGATTATAAAGGGTCATTAAAAGGAAATTCATTAGTTTTATCAACTAAAGTATCTGGTATTTCAACTGGTGGTTCAAAGGGTGCAGTTTACATTCAACAAGTTCAAATTAGCGGGGACGCATAATGAAACTGATTAGAGAAGAAATCGAATCAGTAGAATTTCTAGTCGAAAATAAAAACGGCAAGAAGTCTATGTATATCGAAGGTGTTTTCTTACAAGGAAACATTAAAAACCGCAATGGTCGGATGTATCCGATGGAAACTCTTCGTAGGGAAGTGGGTCGCTATAGCGAAAACCACATTACTTCAGGAAGAGCACTTGGAGAACTTGGTCATCCAGAAGGCCCTACTGTTAACTTAGATAGGGTATCTCATAAAATCGTTTCTCTTAGAGAAAACGGTTCTAACTTCATTGGTAAAGCAAAGATTCTTTCTACACCAATGGGTAAAATTGCATCTTCATTAATTGAAGAAGGTGTTAAACTTGGCGTATCTTCTCGTGGTGTTGGTTCACTCCAACAAACTAAAGAAGGATACTCTGTTGTTGGTGAAGATTTCATGTTAGCAACTGCTGCTGATATCGTTGCCGATCCTTCAGCTCCTGATGCATTTGTATCTGGAATTATGGAAGGAAAAGATTGGGTTTGGGATGGAGGTGTACTTCGTGAGAGGTATGCAGAAAAAACATACAAACATATTAATACATTGGTTGATCAGAAAAAATTAGATGAGCAAAAACTTGCTTTATTTAATGATTTCTTATCAAATTTATAAAACTTCTAAATAAATATAGATTTTAATTAAAAAAAGTCGGAGCTGTAAAAATGTCTCGTGGTACAAAACAAGAAATGGAAGAGTCTAAAGCGGATGCTGGATTAAAGCAATCCAAGACTGCTGTGAATGCCAACGCAAAACCAGGTATGCCAATCGATACGTCGGTTGCTGGTAATGTAGAGGATTTAGGTGGTCCAACCCCATTTAACTCAAAACCAGATGATGATAGCAATAAGCTAAAAACACCTGGTGCTACACTTAAGCAAGTTAGCGATGTAGTTACTAACCGTAAAGGAAAAACAGGTGCTATGAAAGCTGAAGAGATAGAAGCTTCTGACGAAGTGATAGAAGAAGAAGAGGTAACTACTGATGAAGTAGTTGCTGAAGAAGAAACTACTGAAGAAGAAGTAGTTGAAGAAATTAACATCGAAGATGATGTTAATGCTCTCCTTGGTGGAGAAGAACTCTCTGAAGAATTTAGAGAGAAAGCAAAGCTTGTTTTCGAAACCGCTTTGAATTCTAAAGTTGCTGAAGTTAAAGAAGCTTTAGAAGCAAAATACCAAGAGACACTTGAAGAAAAGATCGAGGCAGAAAAAGCCGCACTTTCTGAGCGTGTTGATAATTATCTTGAGTATGTTGCAGATGAGTGGTTCACGGAAAATGCCCTTGCAGTTGAGCAAGGTCTTAAAACAGATATGACTGAATCATTCCTTAGTGGAATGCACAGTCTCTTTGAAGAACATTATGTATCAATCCCTGAAGACAAATATGATGTGCTTGAGAGCATGGTAGAAAAACTAGATGACATGGAGTCAAAACTCAATGAGCAAATAGAGAAGAACATTGGATTAAACAGTCGCCTTGGCGAATCTGTTGCTGATGGTATCGTTTCTAGCGTTTCTGAAGGTCTAGCGGCCACTCAGAAAGAGAAGCTCGCTTCACTTGCTGAAAGTGTAGAGTTTGAAAGTGAAGAATCTTATCGTGAAAAGTTGGAGACTTTGAAGGAATCTTATTTCGCTTCAAAAGGTAGTTCTCCATCAGCTAAAGCAGAAACTCTTTCAGAAGGAGTCGATAGTGCAGAAGGTGTAGAATCACATTCTAATCAAATGGCTGCTTATCTGAAATCGCTTTCAGCATTTAAGCAATAAACTGAATTTAATATTAAGTCAAACGTAAACTTTATAGGTAAACCTCAATGTTCCAATCAGAACAGTTGCAGGAAAAGTGGAAGCCGCTTCTAGAGTATGAAGGTCTTGATGAAATCAAAGACAGTCATCGTAAAGCAGTTACTGCCGTCCTGCTCGAAAACCAAGAAAAATTTTTAAAAGAAGAACAAGCATTCTCATCAGGTTTAAACTTGATGGAGCAACCAACTAACTCATCTGGAACAGGTGGATTTGGTGGTGGTGCTACATCTACTGGCCCAGTTGCTGGTTTTGATCCCGTTCTTATCAGTCTTATCAGACGTTCAATGCCTAACTTGGTCGCATATGACCTTGCTGGCGTTCAACCAATGTCTGGTCCTACTGGATTGATCTTTGCAATGAGATCACGTTACGGAACTAACCGTACAACAGGTACCGAAGCATTCTACAACGAAGCAGACACTACACATTCTGCAAACGATCAGAATAAGGCACAAACAGCAGGTTGGACAGACACACCAGCTGGTTTTGGTACTGCTACACAGACAGGTAACAACCCTTCAGTTCTCAACCCAGTTGGAACTGCTGCTACTACTGGAACACCTCAGTATAACGTGTCTCCAGGTATGACCACTGGTAATGCAGAATCATTACTAGATGGTAACGATGCTTTCGCACAGATGAACTTCTCTATCGAGAAGGTCACTGTTACTGCTAAGTCTCGTGCTTTAAAGGCTGAGTATTCACTAGAACTCGCTCAAGACTTGAAAGCAATCCACGGTCTTAATGCAGAAGCAGAACTTGCTAACATCCTTTCTACTGAAATCCTCGCTGAAATTAACAGAGAAGTTATCAGAAGTATCTACAAGGTTGCAGAGCAAGGTGCTGTTCAGAACGTTGCTACTTCAGGTGTATTCGACTTAGATATCGACAGTAATGGTCGTTGGTCAGTTGAGAAGTTCAAGGGTCTCTTATTCCAGATCGAGCGTGATGCAAACGCAATCGCACAAAGAACTCGTCGTGGAAAGGGCAACATCATCATGTGTTCAGCAGACGTTGCTTCTGCACTAACCATGGCTGGTGTTCTTGATTACACTCCTGCACTTAACGCTAATCTTAACGTTGATGACACAGGTAACACCTTCGCTGGTGTTCTACAAGGTAAGTATCGTGTATACATCGATCCTTATTCTGCTAACCTTACCGCTACAAACGGTGCTCCAACAGGTGGAAACCAGTATTATGTTGTAGGATACAAAGGATCCTCACCATATGACGCTGGATTATTCTACTGCCCTTACGTTCCACTACAGATGGTTCGTGCAGTTGGAGAAAACTCCTTCCAGCCAAAAATTGGATTCAAGACTCGTTATGGTCTTGTTGCCAACCCATTTGCCGAAGGAACTACTCAAGGTGCAGGTGCTCTTCTTGCCAACCAGAACCGCTACTACAGGCGTGTTGCTGTCAAGAACCTCATGTAAGCGAGACGCTTATATATCTTCAAAGACCTCCTCTTGCAGGGGGTCTTTTTTTTAGCTGTTGACAAGGTTAGATAAACGTGCTATATTATTTGTATAAATAAAAACGTCGCAAATATTCTTGGCGAATCAATCTTAAAACATTGACCCAGTAAAGAATAAGAACGATGTAAACTCATTCAATTTAAAACAATGACGAATAACATACAAGAGGTTTTAAACCTCGAAGGTACAATAGTTGCTAGAAAAGAACGTCAACTAATACACCTTCTAACAGAAGCAGAGAAGAGAGTTCAGTATGATGCTGACTACTATGCTAAAAAAGGCAAGCACCAATCCAGTTGGTTAGACATATCACAATACAGGATCTGGGGAATTGCAAAAAATACTTTAACAGGCGAAAAGCAAGAATTTCCAATTATACCAGTCTTCACTGACATAAAGAGTGGATTAAGTAAAAAAAGATCAACTCCATGTCTCATTTCTTTATGGAATGTATTTGGTGATGCATCTTACAATAGATCTGAAGAAATCAATTGGGCACAGATTGATGAGAACCTTACATATAGTGAGGGTTTTGATATCAGTGCAGCAGCATATATTGAAGTATTATATGATGCAGACAACGACAGATTCATCGTTACAAAAGGTCAGCACAGAATAATCATGCTGTGGTTGGCACTTGGTGATGATGCTCTCATTGCAGCAAACGTCAAGTTACTTGATGATGACTATACAGAAGAGGAGCACATAACCTCTGAGTCAAAAGATCACTTTGTTGATGCACAAAAAGTTGCAAGACAAAAAGCACATCAGAAAGGTCTATCTGCATACGTCAGTGGTGATGAAGAAGACATCAAATACACTAACTTCATACTATCACATGGTATTGGAGTCAAGGGTAAGATGCACTTATTCCCACAATGCTCAGAGTTTAAACGTCAATGCGATACTCCTTGGGCAGTTCAAGCATCTGAAAAGATCTCTAAGGAGAATACTTCCAAAGCATTGCATTTACTAAACACATACTTACCATCTAAGGATAAGATTATTGGAGGTAAGTCAATCAAGTGTGTTACACAATATCTTACAATGTTTGAAGAAAAGATCACTAACACTGTAAAAAAGAATGAACCTAAGTGGGAGTCTAACGATGAGTTTGTAGATGATGTATTTAAGTACATATTCAACAAACGTAATGTTGCATCAAACAAGTGGTTAAAAGGATCACAAGTCCTACGTGGGGAGAACATCACTCTACCATTAGCAAGATTAGTTAACTACACTAACCAGTTTTGTGCAGAGTCAAGAGTAAAACTACCTGATGGTAGAAAATTTGATGATGGAGACTGGTGTTCAACTTCAGAAGATGTTTGGACAAACTTCTTGCAAGATACCCCAAGAGAGTTGCACGTATCAATTAACTCTTTGATTGAGTAATGTAATATAGGGGGGGTTTTCACCCCTCTTTTTTTATGCTAAAATAGTGATATGAAAAAAATTACAGTAGTTGGTGGTGGTAGTGCAGGATGCTTTACGGCATTATATTGTGGGTTTTATGGTAGAAGAAATGATGATATTGAAGTAGAGTTAATATACAATCCTGATATACCACCCGAAAGAGTTGGTCAAGCAACAACATTAGATCCACCAAAGTTTCTATGGGCTGCTACTGGATTTAATTGGTATGAAAATAAAATACATGCAACATTTAAGAGTGGGATATTATATGAAGGTTGGGGTCAAAAAAATGATAAGTGGATGCATTCTTTTCCAGGTGATCATATGGCAATGCATTATTGCCCTTGGGAAATGCAAGAAACAATATTAAATTCTGGTCACTTTAAAGTTACTGAAAGTAATGTTTTAGATCCAAGTGATGTAGATGCAGATTATGTTTTTGATTGTCAAGGAAAACCAAGAGATTATTCAGAATATGATGAATTAATAAATCCAACTAATGCATGTATATTAGCAAAACCCAATTGGGATTTATCTACTCAGCACTGGAGTCGGGCTGTCACAACTCCTGATGGATGGTCATTTATAATTCCAACTCATAAATCTTCACCATCTAATGATTATTGTGTTGGGTATTGTTATAATAGTGATATAACAACTAAAGAAGATGCTGAAAAGAATTTTTTAGATATATTTGATGTTGAAATTAAAAAACATCTTACCTACAAAAATTATATAGCCAAAGATCCAGTAATAGATGATAGGATATTTTTAAATGGAAATAGATTATTTTTCTTGGAACCATTAGAATCTTCATCAACACAAACTTATATTGAAATAGTAAGAGCATTCTTTGATTATTATCTACCAGGAAAAGTTGATTTAAATTGTATAAGAGAAAATACTAGAGAATATTTGATAGAGTGTCAGAACTTTTTACTGTGGCATTATCAAGTAGGATCTAAGTATGATACTCCTTTTTGGAAGTATGCAACATCATTAACTGTTGATTATGATGAGAAATTTAAAAAATTTTATGAATGGGCTTCGAAGAATAGTATCTATGATACATTACCAAATCTTTATGGTGGTTTGGGTGGCAGTGCATTATATGGCCAATGGCCCGCATATTCTTTTAAAAACTGGCATAATGGTATGATCTAAATATTTAAATGCTAAAACCATTAGTCATTTCTGAACAATTACTGCATGAAAGAATTGATAAATGTAGTTATAATTTAGATCGTTCAAAATTATCATATATTTTGCATGAAAATATGTATCACTATAATGGTATAGGTCTTTCTGCAAATCAAATTGGTATTTGGGAAAGAGCTTTTGTAATGATAATTGACATGGAAAATCAAGAAACTATTACTTGTTTTAATCCAAAGATTTTAAAAGAATCAAAAGATCAAACAGTAATGGAAGAAGGATGTTTATCTTATCCAGATTTATATTTAAAAATTTCAAGACCAAGTTCTGTTGTTGTTAAATATGAAGATGAAAGTAAGAAAAATCATAAAATTAAATTAAATGGAATGGCATCAAGAATATTCCAACATGAGTATGATCATATGGAAGGTATTGATTTTACTCAAAGAACCTAAATATATAAGGAGACCTGCACGAACTAATGGCAACTAGAGGATCACAAATAGAAAATAGGAATTATCTTGCACCTGTAGGTTTTAAATTTAACTTACAGAGATCGCCAGGTGTTGCATATTTTTGCAACCAAGCTAATATTCCAGACATATCTCTTGGTGTAGCAATACAACCAAATCCACTTAGAGATATTCCAACACCTGGTGATAAAATGGAATTTGGTGATTTGAATTTAAGATTTCTTGTTGATGAAGATCTGACAAATTATATGGAAATACAAAATTGGATGAGAGGTTTGGGTTATCCAGAAAGTGTAGGGCAATTTGAAGATCTTGAAAATTCTGGAAAAGCAACTCTTCCAAAAAGATATAAAAGATTTGGAGATCAGATTT